TGCAGCGTAAGCGCCATAAGTTGGTCCTAGTGAGTTTCCATTTCGCGAAATATCATCGTTTGCGTTTCCTGCTACTGGTGCGCCGAACTTCTGCACGAACTCTTCGAACGAGTTGACAGTGATAGGCTCAAGACCCGGACCTTGTTGAGCACGACCAATAATTGCGGGGCCAGTTTGTCCCGGTTCTTCCGGAAGCTGTGAGTTATCGACTTCATTGACGAAAACCCCCGGTGAGATGAATTTGAAATCTTTTGCAGCCATACGTAAATTCTCCTTGTAGTAAAAACCAAGTTTCTTTATTAATTAGTTAACTAGATATCGAAAAACCTTCTTTTAATCTCTATAAAAGCTCTTGCCATCTCCATAGTCTGGAATTGCCCCTACAATTACCCTTTCTCTTCCTAGTTTTACCTCAACAAAATTTTGTTTTTTAATGATCTTGGGACGTTCTCCGTTAGGACTCTCACCTATTAAATACCCTATAACCTCGAACTCTAAAGCGGATTTTATAATACGTGTGTCTCCAGTCATATTGCTAAAGTTATTTTGTTGATTTAGACTGGATTGAAGAAACGCCTCGTACTTGTGGTTGTCTCTTCTGATGGAGAACGAGTTTATTGCGCTTCCCAAGGTAATAAATGGAGACATCAAGGTGTTCATTTGTTGGATGTAGTCAGTATAGAGACTTACAGTATAATTCATAACCACACTCACAGGTAATGGAATACTTAAAGTCTCGTAAACCACTTTTTGATTTTTCTTAATTGGATAGTGGCTTTGGCGATTGGGTGTTCGTGTAACATCACCAAATTTTTTTCTATTATCCGCAACAGCAAAGTTGTTTGTCTTGTCGGGAACAATCTTTCTGGCTAAAGTAACTCTTCCGTATCTATTCTTGTCATCAACGTTTACATCTGAGAGACCGTAATACGAACCTTTTCTAGTTAGACTCTTCTCTACCGAGGTTCGCTCTATTGAGATTAGTGGGAGGATTAATGTTCCATCCGCATCTCTCACATCTTTATCATCTTTAGAGAGGAAGGCGCGTTCAGCAGTTGCCCAAACGATTTTTACTTTTTTAGACCCTTCGTTGGTGGTGGCATTGCTGTTCATGGTTTCGTTTATAAAATCATAAAACGCATAATCGATTGTTTCAAGGGTGGATGGTTCTACCTCTTCAACTTTTAGATTGTCGGATGCGTTTTCTACCCCTTTGTATTGTGGGTTTTTGGTATCATCACTCGGCATTGAATACTCCCTCGCGTGCTTTTAAACACTTTGCTTCGATTTCCATTTTATGTTCTACTTGACCAAATATCTGTCTTGGTTCGTCAGTATTAATAATTTCGTATAATGTGTCGCCATACTGTACAAAGTCTCCTTCACGCACGAAAAGATCCTGATCCTCGATCAATCTCCGCTTGTGAAAGTGGATCACAATGGAAGGACGACGATGAATACCAAAATTAGTTGTCTCCGTCGTAAAACCTTCCCAGACAATCAAGGCGTAGACCCTTACCGGGGGCAAGAAGGTTTTTGTAACTGCCTCTCCGTATAAAGGGTGAAAGTTTGTATTTTTCATACTTATGGGATAATAAAAAACGCCCTGTCCGATGACTCGCTCAATAAGTTCATCGTTAACCTGCTTTACGAGATCACGCTCTTTTTTGCCCAAAAACAAAGGGGGAGGTGGCTGTGTAGGTTGGGACCATTTATTTTCATCAGACATGTATCAATTACCCCGTAAAT